GCCAAGCCACTACAATCCCTCCTCTCCACATAGATTTGTACCGCATTCTACATATGTTAAAACAGCAGAGCTTTCGGAAGTTCCAAATGAAACTTTGTTTTCGCTCTGCTGACCTAATGTAGCAATATCAGGGTTGGTTCCACATTGTTCGTATGCTATCAATGCAGAACTCTCATTTGTGCTAATAGTAATCTTATCCTCGTAAGAAATGCCTACTGTGGTGTTCTCCGGATATGTGCCGGCTTCCTGCTCCTCTGAGCTCGGTAAATGACCGTAGACCATATCAGATGAACTGGTACGTATATTTACACCATTTTCAAGAACCATGCCCTTGGTGGTATCTGTTGGATACGTTCCTGCGAGCATGTTTTCGTCACTTGGCATATGCGGATATACCACATCATTGCTGATTGTGCCGACATTCATGCCGGATGGAATGTATGCACCTACGGTTGCTATATCCGGCTTTGTTCCACACAATTCATATGGAAATACATAATGTGTGATATTGGTATGGAACTTTATCTTTGTGGTGCTTATGAGCAGGACTTCTGCCAGGATATGTGCTGGCTTCATTTTCTCTATCAGAGCCTCAAGGTCTGATATATATACCTGATTCTCCTCTTTTATCTGTACCGAAATGGTAAGTCTTGTTGTCATTCTTACGGATGGAGTTTCATCACATCCTGTATAATTCTTCACTATGCTCTTAATAAGCGAACCGGAAAACTTGTCTCCGCCATTCCAGAACAGCTTCACCCTTTTTCTTCTGTATTCGAGATCTGTCTGTGAATCAGGAAGAAGATTGAGCCATTTTTCCCACCGGCTTATCGTTTCCTCATCTGCAGTATCGATGAACTGATCCTGCATAAGCATTTCAAGCCCTTCCGCACCTACATCAAGCGTTTTTCCTGCAAATCTGTAGTTGGTGTCCATTTCCAACAAATCCCGGTAAAAAAGCGGACCGTAGGAAAGTAATTCCTCGTATCCGCTTCTTTGCTGATTGTAAAATACTGTACTAAGCATCGATCAGCACCTCCTTCAGAACAGGTGCGCTCTCCTTCCCTACCTTTACATTTTCAGTAGAGCCATTGAGCTTCAGAGAAGCAGGAACATAGTCTAATATGCTTTCTGCCGACGCAATCAGCGAACCAATTGAGGACACTCTCACAATAATATCCTCGTCACCATCGACAACCAGTGTCTTGAAATAAGTCTTGATTGCATTCTGGACTTCCGTCTGTGCTGTCTGCTTGCTGTACCCGCTTTTCAAATCGGCACTGAATGATACCGAAATATCAACCGCCTCCGGAGCAGCCGCCAGAAAATGAGCTCCCAGATCAGATACCCCATCTCCTAAGCCATCACTGAACGTAAGAGCCTTGCCGTTGACAGTAACTTGATACCCTTCCACAATCGGATCAATATAACTCTGTATGTCCTCTAATATGCTCTTAGCGGGGATTCCGCCCTCTGTGGAATATATGACAGCCTTAACGGTATTTTCGCCTCCGTACAACGGCAATATGTGTGCCCTGCCTACACCCGCTCTTTCCTCGCACCAGACTTTGTATTGTGAACGATTATTATTCTGTGCCGGTCCTGTTTTCTTTTCCTGCCATCTGCTTCTTAAATCATCGTCTGTTTCTTCCTCAGCTCCCGGGATATAAAGAGAGCCAAGCGTACATGCTTCAAGACCGCTGACTTCGTAGACTGGCACGACATTCTGTCCGGGCAGGATAGAATTGGTCGCAGTTCCAAGGACTTCTGACTCCAACAAAAACCTGTCGTCCTTCGATATAAGCTTGAAGTAGCAGGAATCCACAAAGAACCGGCTTCCAAGCTCCGGAGTTGTGCCGGTAAATGAAACTTCATAGTAGGATGGAGTGGCACTTTGTCTGTAAATGCCATCCTGAGCCGCCTTTTCCGTCAAAACATCTCCGGTGCATGTATCAACTGCCAGCATTTCAAAGGCTATACTGAGATCATTCATGAATTTTGCAATACGGATGCAGTGACCTGTGGCAGCATCCATGAATAAGCTTCCCTGTCTGGTATCCACCCCGTATTCTTCACCAAGAGCTCTCGCCTGATCCATAAAGTAATCTTCCGTAAATTCTTCAAACACCTAAATCACCTCCTTTGTCTGTATGCTTCCGTAAATTGTGTCTACATCAAACGATATGATCACACTGTCCTGATGCGGATAGGTATCCTTAAATTCAAACCCGAAGTTATAAACATCCAGAATTCTCTCGTCATGAATCAGTGTGTCGCTGATAAGGAAGGGCATTTCTGCCTCTATATACTCTCTTGTTGCAGTGTTCCTTATAACACTGTCACGTATTTCGCTGCCATACTGACTGTCATAAATAAGGCAATGAAAACGAGGTGTCAGAAGGGCTTTCTTTATGAACTGCTTAACAGCCTCCTGCTCATCTATGAATCCGGCAATACGACCAGCTTCCCAGTCTATAGCGTAGGTTCTTGATGTAATCGTTTCCTCGTCTTCAATGGCAGCAACCGGAATAGCTATGTCAACTGCCATCTGATTACCCCTTTCTGTCCAAAATGTAATATTGTTTTCCGCTGTTGAATGCCAGCAGATAAACGGTATCGCCTTTCTTTAGTGCGTTGTGAATCATAAGAACTCCGTCTCTGACAGTAAATGTTGCCAGAGAATGGGAATGTGCTCCATCCTCGCTTCCGCTTAGTTCCTCATGTGTATGCTTGCCATCTGTCTTCGTTTTTGATATAAGCGAGCCGGCTCCTGTTTCCAGATCAACTTCGACCTGGTAATCTGTAAGACTTCTCGGCACCACAAGCGAATTGGCAGTTAATACCATTTTCGCATCATTCTTCAGTGTGACTTCCAGAGGAGAGGCGGATGTTACAAGTCCTTCCTTCACGCTTGGTGCTTCCGGAGCCATTGATTGTATCAGCTGTTTTATTCCGGTAGGTGTTTCCTGATCTGCCATAATCCATCCTCCTAACTAAATGTTCCATCATCTACCCAACCAAACACCCTGCTCTTATTGTCGGTGTGTTCCAGGTGCCATGGATGAGCCTTTCCTTTTGCAATATGCGTAATCTTGGCCGGACCTGCATTACACCTGGAACCGGTAGGCTTGCTTGCGGTACTGTTCACATAATGGTAACCGCCATTGAATTGCACAACGTCGCCTATCTTGTGTTCAGAGCTTGTCTGAGTTGAACCTGATGATTTTGTCACAGGCTCTGCAAAGTTAAGCTTTAAGGTCATTGTATGGCTTTCTCTTGTGTACTTGTGCGTGTCTTCATCTATAAAAAACGACCGCTTTAATCCAAGATGAGGGATGATAACATAAACGCATTTTCCGGAAACAGCTTCCGATACTCCCATGCCGGAGACCTTCAAGCTCTGCTCCGGTGTTCCCTTTTCATCAAAGATTGATTCAACCAGCTCCTGCATTTGTGCGGCTGTATAGGAATCGTCCACCGACTTTACCTCCATAAAGGTACCAATCTTCGATTCCAGCTCAGTATTGGCTTTTTCATACACTATAGCATCTTCCTTCGACAAAAGCCTTACTCTGGTTCTTATCTTCTCGATACTCTTGGAGTATTCGTAACTGGTGAGGTTTGACTGACTGCTCCCAGCTTCCAATACCCACTGCATGGCATTTTCCACTCTTTTTCTTAAATAAATCGTGCCATTTTCGGAAGAAATATAATATCTTTCCCCTGTGGCTTTATACGTTGTGCTTAACGCATCGAGCATCACATCATAATAAGTTGTCTTTGCTTTTGGAAGTTCCGGTATTACATAGCCTGTATTAACCGCATTTCCTGTCATTCCCAGCCTTGACATGCAATCATTGAATATATCTGTGGCTGTCTTGTTGGTATAGCAGAATGAATCCTTATTGTTCGCCAGATAATAAGCATTGTCATAGGCTTTTACCACCAGCTTTTTAGAATTACTCTGCTTATGGCTTGTGATTATGCCCCGGAACAGCTCTTTGCCGCCCTCATAAAAAACACATTGGTCTCCATTGGCACAATCTACCGTAACCCTTGAATGATTGTATCCATCATCATCCATCAGAGTGATACTGACAGACCTTGGAGCAGCTCCTTTCCTGCCGCTCCAAGTGATCTCCTCGAACATATTTGACACATCATAGCCCGTTCCGTTATGGATAATTACAAATTGTATTGCCATGGCTACCTCCTATGCTGCCGGTATGGTATAAACCTGTCCGGGATAAATCAGATTTGGGTTACTGCCAATAACACCTTTATTCGCATTGTAAATAACGGTATATTTAGCTCCTGATCCGTAGAACTTCTTTGCGATGTTCCAAAGACAGTCGCCCTTTTTCACTGTGTATGTCTGTGCCGCCGGAGTGTTATCCACCCTTGGAGAGGATTGTGAAACAGTAGCTTTCTGTGTGGTAACATTCACCTTGATCTGACGCATGGTGATTTCTCTGTACTCCTTGAAGGTAATGTCAAACTGCACCGTTCCAGGATCACCGCCAACCTCTGAGGTTTTGAATTTCTCAATGGTGGCATACATTGATATTCCCATGCCTCCGGTAAGAGTAAGCCGCACCGGCTTCTTGGTGTTCTTCATTGCCAGAACCTGTGCTACTGCTGTGTTCGGATCCGGAATGTTACTGTAATTGCATCCACTGAAATAAGTCTTCGGGAAAAAGCTCGAAAAGCTAATGTTCGCAGCTGCACTGTCCTGTATGATCGTACACTCACCAACTCCGTACACCTTGAGGTTGGAGTTGTCACTGCCATACGACACTTCTATTTCTTCCGGAAGAACCGGAAACCGAAAAATGCTGTTCAGCTTCATGGCTAATTGATAATTAGAACTCATACGACAAATCTCCTTCCTCCTCAATTTCCTGCTGAATGATACCCATAAGAACATCCTTCATGTTCGACATTAACAGGCTTACAACATCTTCCTTTGTGACACCATTTCCGGTTACCTTCATCTCTCCGGCTCCCTCTACTCTGAAAGTCACTGTCCTGTCGCCGCCTGCTGTATCATTAACCGCCTGCTCCGGCTCCACATAGAAGCTATCCGAAGATGTATCTTTTGCAAGTATGTTAGCTGTTTCATCAGCTGTATAAACAACTTCTCCGCCGCCAAAATTGACAAGCTCCGGACCTTCCTCGCCGACCAGTGCGAGTCCTGGTTCCGCATCTACGGTACCTTCTGCGTATGCATGATATCCACCGCCCTTTAGAGTGGTGTTTGCAAAACTGAGTGAATCAATGGCTTTCTGTGCCTTTGCAACACCATTCTGGATTTCCTGCACATATGCATCCATTGTAGATTTGGCATTTGCTTTCGCTTCATCACTGAGGTTTAAGTTATCCACAGCTGTTTCCATATCCGTCTGGATCTGCGTAAGCGAATCTGAGAAATCTGTCTCGAGCTCTGCCATGCTCGTTGCGGTATCGCTTTGAGCAGTCTGCAGATTATTGTACTGCTGTACTACTGCTGACAAATCTGCATCATTCATGCTTTCCATTCCGGCCAACATTGCCGCAGACTCTTCACTGCCATCTGATAGTTGAGCCAACATATCGGACAAGCCTTCTATATCATCTGCTCTTGCTGTAAGTGATGCCATATTCTCATTGTAAGAATTCCAATAATCAATCTGTGATTGCAAGGCATCCTTAATACTCTGAGAAGACATTGCCGCAACATCATCTACCTCTGTCCATAGATCATACTGACCTTGTACGCTTTGCAATGCAGCGGAGTATGCTTCATCGTACTTTGTGCATAGTTCTTCAATCTTGGCTGAATATCCTTGTATGATATTACCCGCTTCCTCGTAGCCATCAGAAGTGCTTTCCAGCACCTCTTTCTGCTGTTCGTATACCTCAGATGCCTCCGTTGCCGATGCTGACGCAAGAGCAAGTTCTGACATCATACTGTCAATTTCTTCCTCTGAGTATCCCATTTCTTCGTAGCATTCACGAATGGTATCCGTAACACGATTAAATTCCGCTTCCGCATCTGCAGTTGCATCCTTTAATACGCTCCATTCGTTATAAGCATCTTTTACCGATCCAGACCAGTTCATTTCAGCTCCATCTGCCAGTCCTGACCAAGCCAAAAATGGATGTTCCTCCGACCAGTCTTCATCAAGTGCACGTTGGTATTCCTCATACGCTGCGTTCATGGACCTGTTGGCTTCATCAAATGTAGCCTGCGCATTTTGGTACTGTCCTATATAATCCATGAGTTTATCCATATTTGCCTGTGCTTTTTCCTGATTCGCTGAATCTGTAACCGCCTGCCATAAGTCCTCAACAGACATATTGAGTTTTCCGTTTGTAGAATCAAGTGTAAGGTTTAATCCCTCATAGGAATTGTTCAGTCTATCGACTATGCTCTGCATGATTTCCATCTGATCTCCAGAAAGGCTCGTATTCTCCTGCATAGCAACAAGCTGTGCAATCAGTGATTTGGAAGATGATTCACTATCATCAATACCACTCATAGTTTCCTCATACTTACTGTCTACCTCATCAAGGGCATTCCTCAATTCCTCAGTCTGTGTAATCAAATCAGCAATAGTCTGTTTGTTTGCCTCAAACGAATCACTCAGTTCATCAATTTGATTTTTCAATTCATATGCCGCAACAGTATCTGCCTCTCCAGCTTCTTCCAATGCCGCATACTGGTCTTTCAAATTATTAAGTTCTTTCTCCGTCTCTTTTGATGAAAGAGTAAGATTTTCCTGTGCTTTCGCCATTTCATCTTCAGTATTATTGAAATAAATAACTGCCGCAGTAACTCCTCCAATGGCGGCTGCAACCAAGGCAAGTGGTCCAAGTGCCACAGACATTGTTGTTCCCATAGCCGCAGTAACCACCGTGGCTATCTTGGTAACTGCTGTATATGCCGTAATCGCAAGTGTGACACCGCCAATACCGACTGCCGCTCCTGTTAGCAGTGCGCTGATTGCTGGATGCTTTGTAATAAGCTCTGTAAATTCGTCCGTAATATCGGCAATTCCATTTTTGAACTGTGATACTGTCGGATTTAAGTCATCACCAATTGCAATAGCCAGATTATCAAAGCTGTTCTCCATTCTCTGCGTTGCGAACTCTGTGGTATTTGTCATTGTTGCATATGCTTTTTCTGTGGTTCCTGCCGAATTTCTCAGTTTGTCTAAGTTTGTATTAAATGTATCCAGTCCCTGATTGATAACCGCATTGGCTGCCTTTCCAGCTTCAGCACTACCCCACAGGTTCATCAGTGCTTCACTATTCTGATCAACATTGTTGTAAAGAATTTCAAGGACATCGGCCAACGTATAACCAGATTCCATCAGTTGTCCAAATGATTGTCCTGTTTCCTCTACCAAAATCTTCGAGACATCCGAACTCGAGCTACCCAGTTCATTGAACATACTGGACAGGTATGTTGTTGATTCCTCTACGCTGACACCGGCTTTTGTCAAGCTGATGTATCCAGATTCCAAATTGTAAAGGTCAATGGAATAAGCCGAAGCTGTACTGATTGCTTTACCCATACTGCTCGACAACTGATCGATGGTCATAACACCTAAATTCTGCGATGTGATCAAACTATCTGAAATATTGGTAACCTCCGACGCTTCCAGCTGATATGCATTGAGGGCTGTCGTTAATACAGACAGGGCAGATGCAGACGATGTAAATCCCGCTGTGGCAAGCTTTGACGCTTCTCCTACAGTTTCTACCGCTCCCTCTGTGGCAACACCGGCTGATATTGCATTGTAAGTGGCATCTGCAAGCTCATTTACATTCTTTGCAGTGTCCTTTGATAATCCGGATATCTGCGTGGAGAGCTGATCTGCGGACAGCACAGTGGTGTCGGCTACCGTAGATACCATGGCAACATTTGTCTCGAACTCTGCAGCTTTATCAGAGGCATTTGAAAATGCATCCGCTATTTTATTCAGTGCTGCCACAATTCCGACTGTAGCAAGGATATCATCCAGTCCTACCACCGCATTTTTTGACTTGTCCCCGAAATCCTCTGATTTCTTGCTCGTTTTCTCCATTTCCTCTCCGAGCTGTTCCGTCTTGTCCTGTGCTTCCTCCGCCGCATCCGCTTCCGCTTTTAGTGCATCCTCTGTCTTAAAGCCCATATTTACAAGTTCTTCTGTTGAATAAACCGCTTCCAGACAGCCCTTATCATAATTTCCGACTGCATCCGTCCAGTAATCGGTTGCCTGCGCCGCCTTTTCCATTGCTTCTGTGGCTTTCTGTGTTTCTTCTGTGGTATTTGCAAATGTCTTATCCGCTGTATCCGATAATTTGTCGAAAGCGTCAAGTGTTTTATTACCGGCACTGGACATAGCATCCAACTTATCGCTTATTTCATCGATGGCTTTAAATATTACCGATAATCCAGCCACTACCTATCGCCTCCCTTCCGACCGGACAACAAATATACTCCTCGTCTGCAAGGGGCTTCAGTTTCTACAAGCTCGGAAGCTATAAAGAAACCTCTTTTTCGTTTTGGCATTCTCTCAAATTCCTCTGGTCTGAGACCATGCCTCTGCCAGAGGACGTGTGCCCAATACTCCAAAGTGCCCTTGCTTTCAATCAGTTTTTTGCGTCTTCGGTCTCCTTAGCCTCATCGTCCTCCTCCGTCAGACCAAGAACTTTTAACACCTGCTTGCTTACGTGTCCGTATTCCTTGTTGGTAGGGAATACTTTAAGCGGCATTTCGGTAATGTCCACGCATCCGAAGTATTCCATGAGCTTTTTGTCCTTCAGATCAGGATAAACAAGAGCCTCTACCATGAGGTGGCGGGCTGCCTTGTTTCTGTCTCTCTCGACCTTATACACAACATTGCCATTCTGAACAATGAAATTACCCTTCTTATCCTTGAGAGGTGTCTTGGATTCATACATCTCATTGATTTTCGCAATAGTGTCGTTGTGCAACTGCTTAATTTCCAGCTGAATCACATTGCCATTCTCGTCCTTGATGGACTCCGGACCGGGAACCGTAACAATCTGTTCCACCTTTGCTTCCTCACGCATGAAGTATCTCAAATCTTTATTAGCCATAATGACCTCCTATTTTCTATTCTCAGGCCTCTATTTTGACCTGTAGCACACTTTAAGTTCCATAGACAGTAGTTAATCTGTCTGCATGATTTTGAACGTAAAAAAGGCACACACAAAACCGAAGTTCTGCGTATGCCTCTGCTGTTCATGACTGTCCTGCTTAGGACATATTCTTGGCACCAAAGCTGATGCTGTCCTTTACTACATCTCCATCTGTGTCAAGCGAAATGAGATTGATATCTCCTGTCAGTACAGCTCCAGTCACTGTTACGGACTCGCTTCCGCTTACCTCGTAGAAATCAGAATCCTTATCGGTTCTGATGCCCTGGATTGTAAGCTCCGGAGTGATTCCAGAGTTCTCATACTGTTTAACGATATTGTTCCATCTTGCAGTAGTGCGGTACTCGTCAATGCTTCCGGTAATATCTCTGCCAAGCCAGCGTCTGTTTGTTCCCTTATCGCCCAGCATCTTGCCAGACCATACCGTAGGAGTGTAAACAATCGTAAGCTTTACTGCGTCCATTACCTCTACTCCATCAATATAGATGTGACCTTCTTTAAGGCTGAGTGGTTTTCTGTTCTCGCCCATATTCTTTCATCCTCCTTATCTTGTTGATACAGAGAAGTACAGTTTCTCTGCTGAATCTACTGCCTGCAGTCCGACATTGAAGAACGTCTCGTCTCCGATACTCTTGCTCTGATCAACGTAGAAGTCGTTTTCTGCATCCACGTTCGTGATTGCTCCCTGCTTCGCATAACTCTGGAGAAGTGCTCTTCCAAGGCCTTCCATGACAAGCCATCCATCCGGGTCATTGTCAAACTTATTCGGAGGGAATGTCAGCTTCAGATCATCTGCAAAGCTGTCATACACGCGGATTACTCTGTTCTTGGAATAATCTGATGTTCTCTCCGTTGTGAACTTGTGAAGGCTGTTGATATCGTACTCGACGATTACCTCATCCTCCTCAGACATGGAGAAAAAGAACTCTCCCTTGGAGATAGCTTCGATTGCTTCCTCATTGGTCTTTAAGCCAACAACATCCGTAGCACCCTCAACTGCAACATTGGTATTGGATGTGGTCTTGTCTGCTCCTGCTGTCGCACCTGCCACCCACGCACAAGCCTGTGCTTTGGTAAGCTCCTGACCGTCTACCGCATAGGAGTTTGTCACATTGATAATTCCTTCGTAGTCAGATTCAGCATCCGGAAGCACTGCCTGCACAGTCTTTCCACACTGCTCGCGAAGGTATTTAATCTTTGTGATTACCGCAGTCTTCTGTGAGGACTCGTCTTTAGGGAATGCCATTGTATTCCACTTGATCTTCTCGGAAGCATCCAAAAATGCTGTGATATCGGTGTTCTGCACAGCTCCGTCCGTTCCGCTTTCAAGATTTGTGGATGCAAATGCAGTAAGGTTTGCGGATGTGGATGTTGCTGAAAACACAACATACTTACCAGAGTTTACCGCAATCAGATCAGCGATTGTGGTAAGCCCTGTGTACTCCTCCACCTTGTCTGCACCAAGATATACCCTCACTGCGAAAGTAGAAGCTCCTGCCTCTGCCACGCATGCAACAGCAATATCATTTCCTCTGGTACCGCCATATGCGGCCGTAATGGTCATTCCTCCTGCTGTCTTCGTTGCCTTGTCTCCATTGTTGATAATGTAAACAATAACGGTAACAGCATTCTTGAATGCCTCTCTGATTAGCAGCATAAAGTCGTTTGTGTCATAGATACTGTGTCCA